GCTAATGCTGCTGCCAAAGACGCCTATAATAAAGCATTGGCGGCTTATGAAAAGTCAATTCAAGTCCTAGACCATTATGACGCCAACATCAAAACTTATCTAAACACAATAGACTTGGAAACAGACTTTATCGCTTTGTCCAAAGGGTATTTGGGGGGGATTTTCCAAGAACTATTAGATGAAATAGCTGTTACTGCTAATGGTTATTTGGCTCAATTGTCTAATGCCAATACATTTACGGTCCAGTTTTCTACTGTTAAAACCACCCAAGCTGGGGTAGCCAAAAACGAAATTAAGCCTATTGTCATCAAGTCGGGGGTGGCGTTCGACCGGGAGAACCTGTCAGGCGGACAGGCTACGTCGCTTGATTTGGCGGTAGATTTGGCTCTCAACAAGGTGATCCGGCATAGGGTAGGGTCGGGCCCCGCTTGGATTATGCTAGATGAAGCGTTCGACGGGCACGACTCGGCGGTTAAAGAGGGGTGCGTCGGGTTGTTGACAGCGCACGCGCGTTCCGCTATAGTGCTGGTGGTGGATCACGCTGCTGATTTCAATGAATGTTTCACCCAACAAATAGAGGTAGAATGCAATGGGGATGTATCTAGGATAATATAATGCTTAGTGTCAATTCGATGCCGCCAGAAGAAGCATTGCGGTTAGCGGCAATTTGGGCATCTATTAGCAAAAAGATTTTCTATCTCAAAACAGCTACCGGGATACCTCATGTAGAAGATCCAGACCTAGCAGAACAATTAAGGTCTGAGCCAGAAGCGGTAATAATGGTTTTTACCACTTTAGAAGCAGCTAGTAAGTATGTAGAACACTTAAGGGATAATGTTGGAGTAGATATTCTTTTGGAACCTACCGAATCCACTTTGGAATATATTTTTAACGAATTAAAAGATTTGGGAAGTATCATTGAGGCAGTACACGGTACAAAATTGCGGTTAGACGTTGCACATATGGACGAACACGGTATTTTAATTGATACCCTAACTGGTCTTGAAGAAGACCTACACTAGAGGAACTAATAAAATGGCTAAACTAAATCAACCCAAAGACCCCTTTGCTGGCTTACCTGATGAATTCAAGGAACAAGTAGCGAAGCTAGACAAAGATGGCTTGAACCTTAAATTGGCAGAAGTCGCCAAAAACGAATTTGAAAACCAAAAGCTCAAGGCGGAAGACAAAGACCTAAATGACCTTAAGGAACAAGTCAAAGTCGCATCCGAGGGTTATGTAGAATCAACCAAGGCTAATAAGCTCAAAGTCAAATGGTTAGTCCATATCATGCGTGAAAAGGGCTGGTATAAGTAATGCCTACCCATTCAACTATTGCCGTCAAAATAGCTAAAGGATCATATTTGGCGGCTTATTGTCATTTTGATGGTTATTTGGATGGTGTGGGGGTTGAATTATTGGTATTTTATAACACCCAAGCTAAAGCCTTGGAATTGGTTGAGGGTGGGGCAATGCGGGCCCCGGGGGAGCACTTTAACGATGATGACGACGATGATGAAAGTGCTGTAGCATTTTCTACCAAGAAAGAATTAATCGCCAATTCTGAACCCTATTTATATTTATTTAATAAGGTATGGAAAGTCTGGTCCCCAAAACAGAAGAAGTTTTTGTTGCTTGAAACAGCAGCGGAAGACGATTTGTTTGAATGAAAACGTTGGCGTTAGACCTTTCGACTAAAACTGGCTGGGCTCTATTTGATGGAGCCCAGTTAGTTTCGTTTGGAAATCTAACGCTACCGAAATCTGTCAAGGATTATGGTAATTACCCTTTAGGGTGGTTGGATGCGATTAACGAAATGACACAATGCGTCGTAAATGTTGTAACCACCACCAAACCTGACATAATTATCATAGAAGAAACCAACCTAGGTCGCAATAGGTATAGTCAAAAAATACTTGAATTCTTACATTATTCTATTTTGTTATGGCTAAAATGTAATACAGTTACACCAATAAAATATGTGTCTACTAGTAGTTGGCGTAAAGCATTACAGCTTTTCCTTACTAAAGACGATAAAAAGAATAACACCAAGGTTAATAGAGCCAATCGAGAAGGTTTGTCCAAGAAAGAACTTGGCCTAAGCGGTAAAGTAACACAAAAACATTTGTCGGTTAGATTCGTTAATGCTTTATTTAAATTAGAACTAAAACTAAAAGATAATGATATAGCCGATGCTGTTTGTTTGGGCTGGGCATATCAAACCGCCCCTAATATATTGTTGTGCAACGGAGAATAAACAATGGAAATGTCGGCTTTTGCTAAAACAGTAATGCTACAGAAGTATTCCCACGATTCCAAGGAAACATGGGAACAAATTGCCAGTAGAGTAGCTACGAACGTAATGGGCGCTATCAAGGCAGACCACTCCACAATCCAACGTTTTATAACAGAACGTAAATTTATGCCGGGTGGTCGCTATTTGTATGCTAGTGGCCGGGAATACAAAAATGTTCAGAATTGTTTATTATTAAAAGTGGACGACTCCCGGGAAGGCTGGGCTGATTTATTGCATAAGGCCAGCATGGCTTTAATGGCTGGGGCTGGCATTGGGGTAGTTTATAGTAGTGTTCGGCCACAAGGCACTAAAATAAAGAAAACCGGTGGTGTAGCTAGTGGTCCTATTGCGTTGATGCAAATGTTGAACGAAGTAGGCCGAGGCATTCGCCAAGGTGGGGACCGTCGTTCAGCTATTTGGGCTGGTTTGCATTGGAATCACCCGGATTGCCTTAAGTTTATAGAATTAAAGAATTGGTCTAAAGAAGTCAAAGACTTAAAGGCCAAAGACTATAATTTTCCAGCCACCATGGATGGGACTAATATTAGTGTAATATTAGACGATGAATTCTTTGTGGCTTTCCATACGGTGACGCACCCATTACATTCCTTGGCCAGTAATATTTATTGGAAAACCGTTAGGCAAATGTTAGAAACGGCGGAACCGGGGTTTAGTGTAGATGTTGGCATTAATGCTGGTGAACACCTACGTAATGCACCGGTTTGTGGCGAAACCAAGGTTTTGACAAACGAAGGCTACAAAGCTGTTATTGATATAGTCGGCAAGCCAACTACTGTTTGGACTGGCGTTCGCTGGGCACCAAATGTAATATTTAATCAAACTGGAACTAATGTTCCAACCGTTGAAGTAAAAATGACTGGTGGCAGAACTATTAAGTGTGATCCTAGTCACGAATTTTTTGTTGAACAGTATGCCGGGGCTGGCTCTAGAAGAAAACTGGTTGGAATTTCAAAAGTAAAGGCTCAAGATTTAACGGTAGACGATATTTTACACGTTAGTTTGCCTATTTCGCCAACACAAAACACGTTTTCTCCGTTGTATTATACTATGGGTTTTGGGGTTGGTGATGGGCATTGGAATTCTAATAATGGGCTCGATATTTCTATTTGTCACCCTTCCAAAGAATCATGTATTAATGGTTTAGTACATAAGAAAACCCAAGGGGTAGACAAGCGTGGATATACTCGATTTTATATTCCCAATATACCTATGCAGCCCAAAACTGGTATTTCGGACACAATTTGGAAAGCTAGTGCCGAGCACCAATGCAGCTTTTTGGCTGGATTGTTCGATGCTGACGGTAACTTGACTTTTGATTCCAAAAGAACCTCTATTCGGTTAAGTAATGTTTCATTTGAATTTTTAAGTGATATTGCTAGGTTATTGGAATCTTTGGGGATTATAGCTCATATTTCTAAAGGTGGAAAAACCAATTTTGGCACAAACAAACAAATGTGGCAATTAAGTGTGGCAAGTGATTATATTACCGTTTTTGCCAACATTATCCCCACTTTGAGATTACCGTTACAGAATTTTGCCCATAGTTCTTACCGTAAAAGCCACATTCGGGTGATTTCAGTTACGCCAAGCGAAACCGCAAACGTTTATTGCTGTGACGTTAAATTTTTTGAGCATTCTTTTATGGCCGAAGGGGTTATTATCAGCAATTGCACCGAAGTAACCTCTAAAGACGACTCCGACATTTGCAATTTAGGGTCTATCAATCTAGCTAGAATTGAGTCCCTAGAAGAAATGCGTGAAATCGTCAAAGCTGGGGTTGAATTCTTAATAGCTGGGACTCAGTATTCTGACGTACCCTACGAAAAGGTAGCCGCAATCCGTAATAAAAACCGTAGGTTAGGCTTAGGGCTAATGGGAATCCACGAATGGTTATTAAAGCACGGTAAACGTTATGGGCCAGATAAAGACCTAGCAGAATACTTGGCGGTTTATGCTAGTTCCGGGGTATTGGCTGATGATTTTTGTCGTAAGCTAGGTATTAGTGCGCCAGTTAAAACTAGGGCGCTTGCCCCAACTGGTACGATTTCAATTTTGGCAGAAACCACTAGTGGAATTGAGCCTATATTTTGTGTAGCCTATAAGCGTCGGTATTTGAAAGGTGACCTAGTTAACTACCAATATGTAGTAGACCCTACAGCTAAAAGACTAATTGAAGCAGGGGTCAAGCCAGAGCAAATAGAAGATGCTTATAGTTTGGCTGAAAATGTTGAACGCCGGGTAGAATTCCAAGCATGGATGCAACAATATGTAGACCATGCTATTAGTTCTACCATTAACTTGCCACCATGGGGTAGTGCTTTAAATAATGAATCCAGGGTAGAAGATTTCGGTAATATGTTAATTAAATATTTACCCAAACTACGGGGTATTACTTGTTATCCAGACGGGGCCCGGGGTGGACAACCCTTGACGCCAGTCAAATATCAAACGGCTATCAAGCATATTGGTGAAGTTTTCGTAGAACAAGCCGATGTTTGTGATATAACCAAAGGTGGAAGTTGTGGGGTTTAAATGGACTTGGTAAAAGAAGTACAAAAACGATTCAAAAAGGCTGGTTTTTATCAAGCCATGTTGGAATCGGATTTCTTTAATGGTTCCGATGACTTAGAGCCAGAAGCGGCAGAAGTACGGGCTGAAATCAAGTATTTCATAGCAGAACGTATGGCTGAATTAATGGGCTTGGGTAATAACAAACCGGTAAAAGACATTAGTTCGACTTTACCTAAAGTCAACGACGTTGGGCCTTCTCTACCTAAAGTAGACCCATATATGGTAGAGGAAGCTTTAGGGGCCAAAATGGTTGAAGTAATTAACCCCGCTACTGGTTTGCCGGTTAAAGTCAATGTGCAAGGCCAAACCGTAGATAATAACCCCAAGCGTTTGCCGCCTCCTAATTGGAACGATCCTACTACGTTAGCGATAGAACAAGCCAAGGCAGAACAGGTATTACAGGGTGCCGGTAAAATATCTAGGGTAATAACAAAGTTGACTGGTGGGGAATAATAATGTGTAGTTTTTGTTGGAGGAAAACGACTCAAGAATCCATTGATAAAGTACAGGAAGAATTACGAAAAGAGCCCCACGAATCACATAAATCAACGCTACTTGCCCATTTAGAGCATTTGCAACAACAATTAAAAGAGGAGCAACGTCGGGCTAGCTTCAAAAGAACAATAATTCATCCTATTACGGGTCAATCTGTTGTAGTTGATTTGATTCCCCAAACTAAGGGGGCCGATTATAAAGGTTTAAGTCAAGTAGATGTATCTGAGGCATTACTGGCTCAACGGAAAGCGGTAGTTGGGTCTATAACCGAAACCACAACAAATTGGAATACAGAAAACCAAGATCAATTCTATATGATGGAATTCATTAAAGCATTGGCTACTAACGATATTCCATTAGAAACTCCAACCATATTTAACAGAACCGAAGTATTCGCTTTTCAACGAATGGTTGAACTTAAGCGTGTTTTAAATAAAGTCGTTATGGAATTACGGACATTATCTCAAAGCGATATTATACAGTTTACGGATGAATTAAGTAAGTTTTTAGACAATATAAAAAGGGATGTAAAATGAGCGAAGAAAACAAAAACGAATCGTCTAACTATGAACAATACACTACTTGTAAATGTGGTGAAAACAGGCACCCTAGGGTAAAGGTGTCGTTGGGGGAAAAGTTGGAGCAATTAGCCGCTGCTTTAGAGCAAAGGGCGGGGTTTTTAAGTGCATCTGACCAAGAGGTATTAAATACCTTAAATCCACTTATTAAGATATTTACTCAAGATCAAATCAACGAATTAATGCAAACCATCAAGGAACAAATAGCAAGTGGAAATTCCTTTAAGGTTACTGTTCAAGATCCGAGTTCTGGTACATTTGTGACCTTAGACTTAAAACCCCAAACAAGGGGGGCAGATTATCATAAAATGACCCACGAAGAATGGAAAATCAGAGGGGAATATCTCAAAGAAGTTTTATCAAGCATGAATCCCGAAGATTGGCCGGAGCCAATGGCTGATTCCAGAGACTTACCTATTTTGAAGTCAGTAATGCCACAACTAATAACTGAATCAATGAAAGACAAAGGCACTAACAATGAATAAACCACAAGAACCACTATTAAAAGACCGGGTAGCACAACTTGAAATTGTAGCCAGAGAAACCGACCAAGAACTAGGCAAACTAGGAACAGCCCTTAAGGGTATGTTAGAGGTTTTGTCAGGGGTTATGGCAGCTTTGGGGCCCGAAACAGAAGCCAAAGTCGTACAATTCGTAGAATCTAAGCGTGACGAGCGGGCCCGAGCGGAGGCTGAATCCGCCGAGGCAGACCACAAGCGGTTTGTGGAGGCCAAAGTCCTACAACCGGCAGAGGTAATCTTAGCGGATAACTGCGTTGTCGGTGGCAGGGAGCTTGACAGCACCGGCAAGGTATGTCACTATGGGGTCAAGCGTACTCGGGTTGAACAATTCCGTGACGAAGCTAAGACTTTCTTGGTAGGCAAAGGCGTAGGGGCGGTATTTGAAGCTCCCAATGGGTCTAAATTTGAAGTTACGGAAATCTGGACAATCAATCAAAGTGCGCTAAACCCAACTGAGATTGATAATGTCAAAACCCAATAATGAAATAGAACAATTAGTAGTAGACACCATCAAACAAATCGCTAAATCCCACGAAATTGAGCCGCATTCCGTTGGATTTAATGATTTTCAATCATATTGTAAAGAACACAACATTAAGTTAACGAATGACCTTCGGTGGCAAATACGGGCTGCCGGGGGTTTTTCGTCTATTAAGGATAAACATTACCCGGAGCCTATTACCAAAGAACAATTAATAATGGCCAAAGAGGCTAAATTAGCCAAAGAACAAGCCATTAATGGGGTTTTGTACCAAGATTTCTTGGCTAGATTTAAGGAAATCTCCGGTAAGTTAATAGGTAAGAAATTCACTTTCAAGCCAAATGAAATACACAAATCCAATGCTTTAATAGACCGGGAAGTCAACATATTAATTTCTGACACCCATTTTGGCATTAACCTACCCGGTACGGATGGGCCAATAAAGTATGGTCCCCGGCAGGAAGCCCGTAGATTAGCCCAAGTTGTAGACCAAGTATTGAGCTATAAATTACATTATCGGGATAACACGGTATTACGGGTACATTTGGCGGGGGATATAATACAAGGGCAACTACATGATTTACGTGACGGGAAACCATTGGCGGAACAAAGTGCGGCGGCTATTTATTTACTTACTCAAGCCATTACTGCTTGGGCTGGAGGTTTTAGAAAAGTCATCGTTGATTGTGTATCAGGAAACCATGGACGAAATACCTCCCGGCACCCGGACAGGGCTACCAACGAAAAATGGGACTCCATCGAAACAATTATCTATTACGGCATCAAACAAGCCGTGGCTCATTTACCGAATGTGGAATTTTTCATACCTCGGACGCCTTTCGTGGAATTCGATTCCTTTGGCAATAAAGTATTTGGTACTCACGGTGATAGTATTTTCCAGCCTATTAGTCCTAATTCAACTATTAATGTAGGTGCGTTGGAATCCCAAGTCAATCGTATTAATGCTACTAAACCACACGATCAGCGTTATAAGTTGTTTTTCATAGGCCACGTTCATACTGGTGCTTTCGTGCAGCTACAATCCGGGGCCAAACTAATCACCAATGGCGCTTTGGTGCCACCAGACAATTACGCATTTAGTATAGGGCTAATGTCTGGCGTTAATGGCCAAACCCTATGGGAATCTGTACCGGGATTTGTGGCGGGAGATTATAGGTTTTTGTATGTAGATGAACATACCGATAAAGACAAAGCTTTGGACACCCTAATCAAACCATTTAAGGATTTCTAATGACTGTGAATGTTTCCATTCGGTCGCTTAAAACAAAGCGATTGAATACTGTTAAGGCAATAGAAGAAACAAAAGTGTCAATTAGTTATTTAGATAAGCAAGTCCTTGATTTTACTGCCAATTTAGCAAATTTCAAAGACAAACCGGTAGTTTCCCTAGTGGAATATGCCAATGTTAGGTTGGGGATTAGTAAAAGTCAATCACAGTTAGTTGAAGCCAAAAAGCTATGTATCAACTTGGAAAAAGAACTTGAAATCTTAGACAAAAACATCAAGTTCTTTGAACAGATGGCTAAACAAAAAAATTCTGTTGCCAAGGTAATACGTTATGACTTTAGACAAAACACAAATAGACCTAATAATTAATGACGCGGATTATATTTGTTCTCCCAAGTTCAATAATAGTCTAAAAGAATTACTTAAACGTTACCCTGACGGGGCCCCGGACCGATTAATTGCGCGCGTTTTGGGGCTGTCAACCAAGGAGCTTGACTTGGTGTGGGCGAACGTGGTAGAGTTGTTGCAGGGTCACTTTAACTTAACTCAAAACGATAATCACAATCAAAATCAAAATGAAAAACTTTCCCACCAATCATTGCCATCCGAGTAGTCTAGATTCCGGTAGTACGCCAGAATCCTTTGCTGAACGAGAACTCCAATTAGAAACAGGTTGCATTACTGCGACCGACCACGGTTCTATGGGGGCGTGCAGCGAAATCTATGATTTAGCTCAAAAACACAAATTAATCCCAATTTTGGGGTTAGAGGCTTATGTTAGGGATGACGATTGCCCTATATTGGCCAAGCATGGCATTGAAAAGGTTGATAATAAATACGATAAATATAATAAATATTACCACATTACCCTACACGCTTTGGACGAAGAAGGCTATTTGGCCTTAGTTCGGACGCTTAATAAAGGCGAATCCCGTGCAGAACAACATGGTTCTGAGCGTAAGCCTTTGTTTAGTTGGGCCGATTTGGAATATCTAGGCCAATATAATATAACCATGACCAGCGGTTGTTTAATCGGCATGGTACAACGACATTTATTGAGTGGACACAATGAAATTGCGACAGCGTATTATGAAAAGCTTAGGTCCATCCCCAAGCCCGGCAACTTTTATGTTGACCTATATCCGCACCGTTGTACTCATTATTGGGTTAGCGGTGTTTTCTTGGATTTGGGTGGTCCAAAACCGGAAACCATCAAATTAGGTAAGGACCGTAGGATTAAAACTAGCGTTGGCGAGTATTCAGCCGAAGAAGCCGCCAAATTGGCTGCCAAGGGCAAGCCTCTAGGCGATTTATTAGCGGTAATGACTAGACGGAAGTGGGTTGACCGTCAACCTGCGCCTATTGTCGGCATTAAATCACTAGAAGATTTCATGCCTAATGAATGTACGCCAGAATCACCGGATGGCGATATTCAACTACACGCCAACGTATTTGTTAGGGATTTAGCTAATAAATACGGGGACTTGCTAGTTATTGCCGATGACTCACACTTCGCTACTCCTACTGATAAAGTCGTACAGGATTCCAAATTGTCTCAATCAGGCAATTGGAGATTCCACAATTCCTACCATCGTCAAAGTTCTAAAGAAGCGTTTGAATACTTTAGTAGTGCTATGGGTATGTCCGAAAAGGATTTCGAACGTTTAGTGCAAAATAACATTGATTGGAGTCAACGGTTCAAGGGGTTTAAGTTTAACAGCAAAGTATCATTACCGACAAAGTTTTACCCCGACAACACCTTGGCTTATCTAAAGAGTCTAATCGACAAGCACGGGCGCATGGATTGGGGCGACCCGATCATGGTAGATCACCTCAAAGCCGAGATAGACCTACTAGCGCGTAACGGGACGGTAGACTTGTTGCCCTACTTCTTCCTAGCGGAAGATGTTACCTACCATTATGAATCGCTCAAACTATTAACTGGTCCCGGGCGTGGAAGTGCTGCCGGGTTGTTATTGTCTTATTTGATTGGTGTCACACACGTTAACCCATTGGATTATAAGCTTTCCCGTGATAGGTTCTTGACTGTAGACCGGGTACAATCTGGTAAAATGCCTGATATTGACCTAGACTTTCCTGACCGGGATGTATTATTACACCCCGAAACAGGGTATTTGTATAAAAAGTTTGCTGACCACGTTGCGGGGATTTCAGTAGACCAAAAACTACGGCTAAAGAATGCCATTAGGGATACTAGTCGATTCTTGACTGGTAAGGTATTAGATGACCTAGAAGTCCTATGTAAAAAACTACCATTACCGCCACAAGGCATTAACGATTATGATTGGGTATTTGGTTATACTGGTGATGACGGTAAAGAAATCAGAGGTTTATTAGAAGAATCAGTAGACCTACAAATATATGCCAAGAAATATCCTAACCATTGGGATATTGTACAAAAAATGTTAGGGCTAACCCGTCAAAAGGGACGGCACGCTTCGGCTGTTGTAGTAACCAATACGCCTGTAGCTGATTTAATGCCTTTAACTACTATTAGTGGGATTAAGGTTACCCAATACACTAAGGACCACGTTGAAGCGCGTGGTGGGCTTAAAATGGACTTCCTAGGGCTTAATAGCTTGAACGATTTGTCCAAGGCGATCCATTTAATTCAAGCTAGGCATGGTGGTAAAATAGAAGCTGACCGTATTTTAAATGGTAAGCGTGTACCCGGGTTTAGGCTAGTACCATACAAAGGCGAATACTACGACATTTGGGATTTGCCAGCCGATACTAAAGTATTTAATAAAATTTCAGAAGGGGATACCGATACGGTATTCCAATTAAATACCAATTCAGCTAAACAATGGTTAAAGTTGTTTGATTATGTTAAGGATTCAAATACTAATGTTAAAGCCATTGATTCCATAGAAGCCATTTCGGCCTTTACAGCGTTGGACCGACCCGGGCCACTAGACGCCAAAGTAACGGCTGCTAATGGCAAGGAACATAATATGTTGGTGGAATACGCCAACCGGGCCAAGGGTTTGCCTGCTAGTGGGGCTATTCCTATTATGGATAAACTCCTACCGGAAACCTACGGGGTAATGGTTTACCAAGAACAATTACAATATGTATACCAGCATTTAACTGGTTGTACTGGTATTGAAGCTAACGATTTCCGTAATAATATATCCAAGAAAAAGATGGCTAAGGTCAAGGAAGCTTATCCGCAGTTCATGGAACGTGCTTCCAAGCAAATTCCAAAAGACCAAGCCCAAGCTGTTTGGGACCAAATGGTGACATTCGGCCAATACGGCTTCAATAAAAGCCATAGCGTTTGTTATTCTGTAATAGCTTACAGTTGTGCTTTCTTGAAATACCATTATCCGCTAGAATGGTGGTGTGCCGTATTACAAAATGCGAAGAAAACAGAAATCTCTGAAAAGTTCTGGAAGCATTGTAGCAAATATGTATTAATGCCGGACATTAGATTTAGCGGTAATACATTTGAAATTGAAGGTGATAAGATCCGTGCTCCATTAAGTATGTTGAAGGGTGTTGGGGAAAACGCACACAACGAATTAGTGTTATTTAGACCTATTACGGATATTGCGGATTTGTGTAATAAAATTGTAGCCCATAAGAAATCCAAAGCCACACCAGTATTAGATGTTAATGGTAAACAAGTATTAAATGCCAAAGGCCAACCAAAGTTCAGGGCTGGGCTATCGGCTTTGAATACGGGAGTAGTGTCTAAACTAATAGTTAGTGGTGTAGCTGATTCATTGTTCCCTAAAGACACGAATTTGTTGGATAAGTTCAATTTGTATCAAAGTGCTATGACTTTGGCTAGTGGTAAAAAGGCCAAAATTGACCCGATGTATGCTGAACTAGGTGCATTACAGCGGTATCAATTGCAGAAACAAATCCTAGAGGTTCATGGGGCTAATTTGTTACCGTTGGTAGCGGATATTAAGCTAGAAGGTGTATTAAAAGCACATAAATCATATGCTTATTATTATTATCCAGAATCACCCAATACATTAATAAATATATTAAAGCAACGTGGTATTAATTCAGACCGGTTTAGTGGTTATCCATTGGTAACTGCTAGACAATTTGAACACCTAAGTAAAGTAGAAGTCCCACCGGGTACTACGTTTGAAGCAGCTATGGTTGGGTATATTATGGAATCTAGGGAATTCAGTTGGAAAGACAAAGTAACTGGTAAGCAAAAGACTGCCGTAGAAATAATATTGGACGTAGAAGGCCAAGTATTCAAAATGGTTAAGTGGCCCAACAAGGACACCGGTAAAATCGCGGGGCTGGCAGTTGACACCCTGACCGGAAGTGTGGTAGTGTGTATGGCGTCCCGTTGGAAAACGGATAGAGACTTTGGTTGTGATGCTTTAGTAGTAGTTCAACCGCCATTAAAGGCAAAAGAATCATCGCAAGAGGAATAAATGGATGAAATCCAAGCGCATTTACGGAAATTTTTTGGTGCGCCATTAACTGAACAAACATTACTTACAATTCAAGCTTATATGAATTCGGTAGTCAATGACTTTAAACAACAGGGAATAATCCTTCCTCCGTTTACTTTAAAAGTAGAGGACAACGTTGTAACAATAGTTTTTGAAGATTTGAATAATAGTATTTGTGTAAATAAATTAAATAAAGAATACAAAGAGGAATAAAAAATGGATCCACTAAGAGACATATTTAATAAAATGGATGAAGCGCAAAAAACCGCATCTAAATCATTGGAAGAAGTTGAACCAGCATTTAGACCGGGTTGGGCAGTTTTGGTTAGGGACGCCAAGGATGCTTTGGCCAAACTAAAGGCAGATTTGCCCAAAGTAATAGCTAATAGGGTAACACGTAATTTAGTTGTTGGTCCGAAACCTAATCTTGGTAGAACAGGTAAGTTGGTTTTCGACGGGAATGAATTATTCCGCCGGTTAGCGGAATTAAGTCACCCAATATTAGATCCCCGTCGTTCTACGTTTGAGGCTGGTACATATATTCGGATTAAGGGAGACTTTTATAGGTTTTGTGAAGATCATGGTTTAACTGGTATTCTAGACCCACAACCAAACCCACAAGATTATGGTGCGGCAATAGACGGTTTAGACGGTCTGACTGCTTTGGTCAAACGCATGGTTGTTGCCACAAATCCTGAACTAAATGGCAAATTCTTAGAACAATTGGTTTGCAAGACCGTGTTGGAACATCGACTTGACTACCCTACCCTGAACGTGGTAGTGTATAACTTGACGAATGACGACGCAGCAAACCTTGAACGGACTCTTTTCCCGGGGCGACCCTTAAAGGAAAAGAATGCAGCAAAGACAGTAGAAGAAGAATCCACCGTAGCAAACTAAACACAATCACAAAGGAAAAATCAAAATGTCACACGAAATCGGTAAAGCAAACTACAGCAGCGGTAAGAAAAACTTTTTCAAGGTAAAGGACGGTTCACAAGAATATCGTATTTTGCCTCCTTTTGCGGAGCTAGCAAAAGAAGGTAGGTGGGCTGTTTATGAATCCGTACATTGGGGTTACAAGGACTCCAACGGGAAATTCAAGATTTTCCGTTGTATTCAGCAAAAGAAAGGCACGATGATTAGTAAGGAGTGCCCTGAATGTTCATCTATTGCTGCCAAAACCAAAGCGCGGGATGCCAAGAAAGAGGAACTACAGAAAAAGGGCAAAAACGCCAATGAAATCAAGGAGTTACTAACTCCTTTCAATGATTGGCTACAAGCCCACAACAATCAACGGTGTTGGTATGTCAATGCCATGAATTCTGCCGGTGAAATTGGCCGGTTGGAAATCAAGCACACTTGCTATCAGGCTCTTATGGCTGAAATCAGGGAATTGCTAAAGAAAGGTATTGACCCGCTCGATCCAGCCAAGGGTGTATGGTTTAAGTTTACCCGTACTGGTATGGGGCGTGACACCAAATACAAAGTAGATGTAGCGAAGGAAGTTGTTACGGTTAATGGCGATGAACTAATGCGTACCAAGTTTGCGCCTTTGACACCAGATGTTTTGGAACGTATGCAATCAGAAGCTTGGTTATTAAAGGATATGTTTACCAGCCTTGATTTTGACCAAGTAAAGCGGTTAGTAGAATCCGGTGGTGACCCTAGCGTAACGGATTCAGTATTCGGTAGTGGTCAATTGGGTGACGAAGCTGAACCAACCGAGGAAGAATTGGCTGGTTCAACTACTACGGTAACGGCAAATGCAGTAGCAAATGCTTTACCAAAGGAAGAATCACCCGATCCCGAAGCTCAAGAACTAGCTAAGTTCCGTGAATCACGGAAAACTGGCAAGGGAATGAGCAATGACGAGTTTATGTCAACTTTCGGGAAGTAAGCTGTAGCCAACCGGGTTGGCGTAAACTATTGGTGGCTTGCTCCTTCCCACCATAGTTTACGCCAACCCCTTTTTATTAGGAAACCACAAATGTCACTAATCGTCAATGCTATTTGGAAGTGTCCCAACGGTAAAGGCAATGGCACCGTTGATTTTGATTTACAAGAAGTTTATTTATTAGAGCAACGCAAAAACCAAATTGGCCAAGTTACCAAGGTAACTGCGCCAGAACTAATGCAAGCTTTTGAGCGGGGGTATTCTATAGTAGGGCGCTTTTATAATGAAGCGGAATCCCAGCTAGCCTCCTGCAAGATGCTTTTGGAAAAGCGTAAAGCCATAGTGGCTACAGATATAGCGCCAGACAAATTAAAGGCCAAGGGTTTGACTAATGCGAAGAATCCGGCAGGTAGCGTAGACCTACGGGAAGCCATTATTGCTCAAGATGACGAATATTTGTCACTAGTAGAACGTCGGGATGCCATAGAAGCCATGGTGGGGTTATTAAAGGTTAAAATGCGTGGCTTTGAAATGGCTTACCAATCCGTTAAGAAGGTATTTGATAGTTTGTCTGGTTTAAGTAATCCAAGTATGGATGCCGAAGCCAGTCCAGATTCCCCTGATAATATAACTAGCAATAGTTTAATAGGAAAAGCGAGATATTAAATGAAAAAGAGATACATATTGGTGGTTATGGCTTATTTAGCAATTAAAGGATAAAACAAATGTCTAAAAAATGGATGGAAAAATTAGCGAAGTTGGATGGCGCAGTAGATCGTAAATATAATCCGTTCAATAATGTAATCCGAACCCCGTCACCTTCGGTTAACTTTATTTTCGGTAATACCCACGGTTTGCCTTTAGGGTATTCCATGGTATTGTTTGGTCCGCCCAAGGGTGGTAAATCCGTATTGGCCAATGCTTTGATTGGTCAATTACACCGGGACGACCCTACGGCTATAGCCATTAAGTTCAATACTGAACGTAGGGAAACCGTACAATTAACCAATCGGATGATGGAAGTCTACGGTATAGACCCTGACCGTTATATAGCTTTTGAAACCAATAGCGCAGCGGGGGTATTTGATCGGATAGCCAATGAAATCAGGGCTATGTGCCAAGAAGGCGCACCGATTAAACTAATTGTAATAGACTCCATTACATCTATTGTTGGTCGCCGTGCTAGTAATGCTGATTCTATCGAAACCCAACAAATCGGGGACGATGCCGCTACTTTGCAATCTGGTTTAAAGATGATTTTGGGTACATTACGGGAATACCGTATTGCTTGTGTATTAATTACCCAAATTCGTGCCGAAATGGACCGATTAGAGCAAATGCGCGGTAATACTACCAAGATGGCTGGTGCTTTTGCCTTAAAGCATTTCGCTGAATATTTCGTTTACGTTGAACCTAACCAATCCAAGGAAGGTAAAACCGACCTAAGCGGTAAGGAATTCGTAGATGAAACCAAGACAGACTTGATGGATAAGGGCGAACGTATGGCCCACAAAATTAGAGTAGTAATGAAAAACTCTAGTATTGGTCCAAAGGGTCGGGCTGGCGAATTCACCCTAGATTACTATAATGGGATAGTTAACACGCACGAAGAAGCCTTTTTGCTGGGGACGCGGCGTGGTATCATCGAGCGGCCGAACAACCGGACATATATTGTATCTGGTTGGCCAGAAGCCGGTAGAGAATTAAAGTTTGGATCTAAAGATGATTGTTTGTTGGGGTTGAAAAACAATCCAGACTTGGCCAATGAAATAATCAGACGAGTAAGGGCAGCAGATATTACGGCTATGGAAAATGGTATACCGCAATCAGTATTGAACATGACTAACGTAGAATCCGAATCGGAGCCTTCTACGGAAGCACCGGAATTAGAAGATTAAGGAAGACCAATGAAAACCAAAAAGAAAAAATCCAATGAAGTCGGGTTTGTGTGGATTTTAAAAGTAGAAAGTCATTTTACGCAATTAGTATTTGATTCATTTAGGCACGCCCACAAATATATGAAAAACAGTATGTGTAAACCTACCACCAAAGTAACAACATTATTTGACAGCAAATTAGACAAATTCTATTTATTATTAGACCAAGGTGAGGGTTTTATAGACGCTAGAATGGTCAGTATTTATTGTGAAACCATTTTGTGTAACTATAAAGATTAAGGAAAACCAATGAGAACTCCAAAAAAGAAATATGTGTGGACTTTAACATACGATACGCACCCACTTTATGCCCAAGTCTTTAAAACTAAGAAAATCGCGTTAGCGTGGCTAAAGAAATTTTGGCCTGATGCGAAAAAGGAGATTTTGGAGTCATCACCAACCCACCGTAAGTATTTGGTTACTCGCAAGATGAAAGACAACGCACAGATTTTTAAAACTGCCAATACAGTTCTTTTAGCCCGTAGAGAAATTACTTCTAAGTTGCCATAAATACAAGGAAACAAAATGAAAAACGAAGCCGAAGAACAATTTGTTTGGGTATTGACGGAAGCGGTCCCAGATAGAATTAAGTTGTTTTCTACTATAGAAAAGGTATATGATTATTTAGACAAAACCTACGAAGAATACGACAACTTAGTCAAACATATGTTGTATGATAGTGCAGTTTACAAATCCTTATTGTTATTTAAACCTGCTAAACATGACTCAGATACGACATTTGCCATAATTTTTCACATGACCAAGACCTATATACATTAAATTTCATGTCGTCTTTCAATCCAGACGCTTTAAACAATTTCATCACCAAGGGTGGCGTTCCGTTTCGGCAGAACGCCATTTCTTTTATTTTTGATTGCCCTAGGTGTGAAAAGTCGGATAAGCTATATATTCGTAAAAAAGATGGCAGGTTTGTTTGTTGGAGGTGTAAGGAAACCGATAGGTTTCAGGGTCGCGCAGAATTTGCGCTTCGGGAACTCTACAACTTACCAATTAGTACAATCTACCCCGTGCTGTACGGGGCTGACGTACCCGACACGTTGCAGGACTTGGACCTAGACCTAGGGGGAACCGAGGATGAATTTTGGGGTGACCCGCCAGAAGCGTCCCCGGTCAATACTGTTGTTGTGCCAGACGATTTCGTAGACTATACCCATAATTCATTTCTGCCCGGCTACAAATATTTGAAATCCAGAGGGGTAGACTTGGATTTGATTGAATACTACGACATACGCTATAGCCCATTTGATTCCCGGGTAGTATTCCCTATTAAGGTCAATAACGAATGGGTTGGCTGGCAAGCTCGTTACATTAAAAACACCAAACGGATAGATTTAGCCAAAGGGGCGGTAGTTGAAATCCCTAAAGTTCTGACTTCTAATAGTATAAGGGGCAAGGCTGGCCGTATTTTAATGTTTCAAGACAACCTAACCGTAGGGCATTGTGTATTAGCCGAAGGCCCCATATCGGCCATTAAAGCGCATAAGTGTGGGGGGAATGTCGCTAGCATGGGTAAAGCAGTTAGTTTGAATCAATTACAAATCATAGCTAGTAAATGTAAAAAGCTATATATTGCTTTAGACCCGGATGCTGGTGAAGATATTAGCCGTATTGTCAACGATTACGACTTAGGGCTAGAACTTTATTTATTACAACCGGTTGACGGCAAGGAAGATTTAGGGGATTGTACTTTGGATGAAGTATATGAACAGTTCCAAACCGCCCCTAAGTTAAATAAGGGCGATTTGGTTCTGAGCCTAGGTAATAAATTAGGTATTTGATTTACGGCAAGCCCGGCAATAGGATTGCTTGGATGCCCTATAAGGCAAGCCAGTTATTTTGTTTTTGGCCACCCTAATGCCGAAATGTGATTTAGGGTGTAATTGTTTACACTTACCACAATTCAAGTAATCTGGTAGTTTGGCCATTAGTTCTTCGCTTAATGTCTTAGACATTTGCTTTAGTTCTGCTTTGGTAAGGTTATGGGCTTGACGGGCTGGGGGGGTAGTGGCATACTTAGGGACAGCGGTGACGTTACAATCCAAGCATTTCAAGCCCGACATTACCTTTTTGGAGCAATTAGGGCAAATCAATGTATTACACAATTGCTTCGCAAATGTTCTGGCTTCTGGCGCAATGTGTGGATTATTGGCTGCTTCAACCAATAGTTCAGCACGGGTTACCGGATCTAATTTATCTAAGTGTGTGTGTATGGATTTTGGATTTGTGTGATATTGATTGGGAATAATTTGATTATTATCTAATTGGTTAATTATGGATTCAGCTTGGGCGTGTGTGATTAATATATTATCCAAATAGAATTCATATTTAAACAAACCCACTTGCTTGAGGTTCAAAACATGGACTATATCTCCCATAACGTATTTAATGGATTGTTCAGGTATTTCATATTCGGGGTTAGTGTTTTCAGACAAATAGGTTTCTAGAAAATCGTCTAGAGACACACAGTTTTCGTTTATAATATCTACTGGTATGGTAAATTGCTTCTTTTTGCTGGTAGCTATTAGTTCGTAATAACGTTGTTTTAAGTAATTAACAAATAACCCTTTATGGGTCATTATTTCTTGACTGGCCAAGAAACTAATAGCGTGGACTAAGCCAATATTTATTAGGTCTTCCCGGTCAAAGCCCATGTGGGATAATACTTGTTTGTTTTTGTAATAAATATTATTGGCCGTTTTTTTAATTAACGGTAAGGCTTGTTTTAGCTTTTCGTTAGGTGGATTAGGACTACGCCTTAATTGGGCGTGTCTTAAGTAAACATCCTCAAAATTATCTCGGTGGTTTACTTTGGTAGTGGCTGGTTGACGGGGCAGGGTGTGTGTGGTAGTGTCCATGCGTTCGCTCCTGACACACTCTACCACACTCCACTATGGAACACAACTAGGAATATAAATGGCTGAACAACTAGATTTTCTACCAATGTTTCCTATGAAACAAGCAGCTATCATAGGGCATATGTTAAATAACCCGTCTTTTTTTATTGGAGCCATTGGGAAAATCCAGCCCAACTGGTTTAGGGATATTTACCACCAAAAGTTATTTAATAATTTAGTTAAATTACATACCCAAATCAAGCGTGTCCCTAGCGTAGACGAATTCAAGAATTTCGGTGAATTCACCAAGGAAGATTTGGGTATTCGTAATAAATTATTTAACGAATTAGGTAATTGTCTAGAAGCCAGCGTTAGAATCGGTTTGGACACTATTAAACCAGAACTTACTAGCTGGCTTCATTCCAAAATCTTACAAGAAGCTATGGTTAAGGGTTCTAAGAATTGGAACCAAGGCAAATATTCGGATTCCGCTTTATTGTTAGAGCAAGCCGTTAAAGCCTACCATGAAGCCAAATTCGAAGAAGGCGAAACCGTAGATTTCTTGAATTTCACGCAATATTTGCGCGATACCCAAATCGACCGGGATAACGCCTTAACTACTGGCTTAACGGTGTTGGACAATGCATTGTTGGAAGGTGCAACCAAGGGTGGTTTGCAGTTAGGGGATACCACGGTATTATTGGCTCCCACTAACGTAGGTAAAACCACCACTATGATTACCATGGCCGTACATAATATATTACAAGGCAAAAATGTATTCTTTATGACCCATGAAGGTGTGCCAAGCGATATACGTATGAAATTCCTGAAATGTATTTTAGGAGTTAATACGAATGAGCTTTTCAAAATGTATAATACGCCAGAAGGCATGAAAGCCTTGGAAATGGCTAGTAAACAACTGAACAAACGTTTACGCTATATTCCATATAATAAAGCTGGCATGACTATTGAAGATGTATTACCGATTATTCGTAGAGAAATAGATAAGTTCAAGGCCGAGCACGACGGGGACGGATTCTCCTTGCTAGTGTCGGACTACCCTGCTAAACTCTGGACGAGCATGGCGGCTAAGGGTAATATGCCGCACCGTATTTGTGTTGAATATGTATATAATATTTATATTCAATTAGCTTTGGAATATAAAATGCATAGTTTGTTGGCTTATCAAACAAACCGTGAAGCTAGTAAAGAAAACCACGGTAAATATAGTGATGATGCTGGTGAAAACAGATTAATTGGCGTAGATGATGCTGGTGAAGCGTTTGGTCCGATGAAAGATGCAACTAATGTAATTACTTTAAATCGTAGTCCTAGGGCTGAATTACTGAATCAAATGACGTTTTTTATTAGTAAGTCTAGATCAAACAAAACGGGTGTTGCTGTTGTGGCCAAAACCAATTTCGGTGCAGCCCAAACTCACTCAAACGAACTCGGAGCTATATCCTATGTCGGCACACGAACTAAAGACAACTCAATTGAACAAATCCTCCAAGAACACAAAAACGAAGCGGTCCCACTTGACCTTATCGAACAAGAAAATTAAAGATATGTTCGTAACAGGGGAAATCGACCACAAAATGTTGTCGGAATTCCTGTTAGGAATGAAAACTTTAGATTCTGGTAAGGGGGTTATCCGGGTAAATATCAGTAGTCCGGGTGGCCATATGGATTCCGGGTTTGCCATGTATGACGCAATGCGTTGTACGGACAATTTCGTAATCACTCGCGGCATGGGGTTTGTGGGTTCTATGGCTGTATTATTACTACAAGGGGGGGATTTACGCACTATTTCCCCAAATACCAGCATTTTGTGTCACGATGGCAGCATTAGTATGTCCCATACCCTAGGTGCAGCTAAAGAAATCTTGGCTCAAGCTGGGCGTGACCACGAATCTTATGTTCGATTATTGTCTGAGCGTAGTGGAATGGCTTTAGCAGATGTTGAAGCATTATGTTCAAAAGAATCATATCTAACTGCTAAAGAATCCATGGCGGCTGGTTTAATTGACGGAATTGAATCACCAAGACCATTTGATTTAAGCTGGAAACGGTAATGGATTTAGAACAAATAAAAGACTGGCGTGGCCTAGAAAATATTTGTTCTCGTTGTGGTGGTTGTGGTAAACGTTCTTATGGGTCTACTTCAACTTGGCGGGGTGGTATGGGGGGTAGTTCTGTTACGGTAGATATTTGTGATCGGTGTTGGGGTAGTGGTGAAGATCAAAAGCCGTGGTTAGATTTACGCAAATTAGAATCTATCATAGCAGAACAAGCCCAACAGCGTAGTTTGACGCATTTGACTGGTGTGGCAGATATGTCAGTTTTGAAGCCAGCTTTAAACGAATTAATTAAAGAACTCAAGAAACTAGCAAATGGTCGTAAGCCTAGACCGCAATATTTCTATAATGTTTGTGAATTATTAGCTAAACGTTTGGAATTACCATAATGGAATACACCAATAAGCATTTGGCAGTAGCGGCTATAGCAGGGATGCTTATTGGTGGGTTATTGACAAAATTCGGCACTACCCCTGACATAAAAGTCATAGAAACCGAAAAGGTAGTGCTACAAGAAAAAGTCAACCTAGTAGAAGTAGTTAAGCAAGTAGTAGTGGAAAAAGTAGTTGAAAAGAAAATATATGTGTCTAATACAAACAAATCTACTTATAAGAAAACTACTATAGGCGCAGATGGCTCAACAACTATTATCGAATCTACTAATTTAGACCGTATGGTTCAGGATACTAGGGTAGAAAAGGTAGAAACCGAAAAGGTAGTTGAAAAAGACAAAGTAGTTAAAGTTGAAGTAGACCATATAGTTGAAAAGGTCAAAACAATAGAGCCAGTTGTCCCAAATTGGAGACTTGACGTAGGGCTAGGGTATGGGTTAGACTTACAACCAACGTGGGCTGTAGGAGTATCTAGACGTATCCTAGGGCCAGTCCGAATCGGTTTGCGGTACGAATCGGATGTTAAATTAATGACCGCTTTGGAGCTAGAATTCTAAATGTCACTCTTAGAAGATGCAGATGAGTTAGAAAAGCGTAGTGAGCAATTATTTGATCAAGCTAGTATTTTAGGTGCTAAGGCTGATTTATTGCGTAAAGTTGTCAGGGTAGTTTCTTTATTCAAAGAAGACGAATTCCCAAACGCAACTGTTGAATCCATAGAATTCTTAGTCGCTAAAGCGATGGCAGATCCCCAAATCACAACCAAAACATTACACGCTTTAGCAGATGTTGTTGAATACATAGCACTTGATTTAGAACAAACCAAGGAAGCCTAAATGGCTACTAATAAGATATTTGCTGATTTGGCTGAAAAATTAGAGCAACAAGCTAGTGAACTAACACCTAAAATAGCGGATTTACAATCAGAACAGTCGCTTTTGCTTCAAAAGGCTAACTTGTTGTATACGGCTTCGGAGTTGACCAAAGAGAATCAATTGAATGCCAGTATTGAATTAATAACTGAAGTGTTGATTAATGAAAATGTCGAAATTGAACTATTAAGTGCTTTTGCTGTAGTGGTAAATAGATTAAAAGTTTTGGCAAAACTACAAAAGGAATAATAAAATGGATCGTGAACAACTAATTGATTTAATTGCAGGCGTTTTGGAAGAATCCGAAGAAGATGGTCTTTCAACAGAAGAACTAGCCGAAACCATCGCAGACGCCTTAGATGATGAAGGCGTATTAGACCTAGAATAAATGTTATCCCGCAAGACCATACGTACCCCATTATCGGATACCGAGTTTTTGTATAAAGTAACAATGGTATCCGAAGATTGTAGGGTAAATACCCCGGAATACCATTATTTACAATTTGAAATGTTACAGCAAATTCTAAATAATAGGGATTTATCCATAGCCGGACCGGATTATTTCCAAAAGATGCAAATGTCCCATAATGGGGAACGATGGGTTATTGAATTAACTACAATCGGACCCAAAGATGCCTCGTCCTAGACAAACACAACATAGACCCGCTAAAGAAAACCAAGACGTTAAACCGGCTGAATTCAATGAATTACGCAAGGAAAATCAACGTTTAAAGCGGGAAGTTGCCCGCTTAAAGCGTGAAATCCAAAAAAGAGCCGAATACGTTGAGCCTTTGTCGTCCGAACCAGAACCATTAGTTAAACCACCGGTAGTGGTATTACACCATTGTCCAAACTGCAATGGGGTATTAAAGGAAATCAAGCTGTTAACCAAGCTATACCGGGTTTGCGGTGAATGCCAATTTAGAAAGGCAGTATAAATGATTGTTAATGAAATAAAAGAATTACTTACCAAGGAATATGTAGGCCGGGCCTTGCAAGTAATTGAATACCCCGATACTAGATTACAGGAAGTGTCTAAAATAGTCTACCCAATCGCAAACAATGTTCAACTGGACCAGTTAATCAAGGACATGGTTGCTACAGTCCAAGCTGAACGGGCATTAGGGTTAGCGGCTATTCAAGTAGGGGTGCCATTACGGGTAATGGTTTTGCAAAATAAAACAGGGGTTAGGGTATTAATCAATCCAGTTTTGGAACAAAGTACCGGCAAAACTTATGTAGATGAAGGTTGTTTGTCTCTCCCTAGGTTATTTGTCAAAGTTCCTAGGGCGGAATCGGTTAGTGTGAGTTACATGGACTCTGATGGATTAAAGCAATTAGTTAATTTGACCGATTTCGAAGCCCGTGCTTTCCAGCATGAATTAGATCATTTAAATGGCTTAACAATGTTGGATAAGTTATCTGATTTCAGACGTAAAGAAACATTAACTAAATGGAAGAAACTGCGAGTATAAATATGAAATACATAGCATTGGCTTTGTTGTTGGCCGGTTGTGGTTGTAGTAGCGACACAACAATAGATGCGCTAGACCCACATTGTAATGAGCCATGCTACGAAGGCCCCTATACCCTCGCGGGTGTAGGGGTTTGTCGTTTGGGGGTTTGGGAATGTGATTCCGAGGGTAGATTATTAGGTTGTATTGGTTCAGGGCATCCCGGTCAAGAATCATGTGATAATTTAGATAATGACTGTGATGGTCAGGTCGATGAAAACTTGACCAAGGGTTGTTCTAATCCTTGCGGCTATGGCCAATCGAAGTGTAAAGAAGGCGCTTGGACGGCTTGTGATGCCCCACAACCTAAACCAGAAATCTGTGACGGCAAAGACAATGATTGCGATTATAAAGTAGATGAACCAGAAGATTTGCCATTAGAATTCTGCTACAATGGTCCTACTGGAACAGTAGGTGTAGGTGAATGTAGGCCCGGTGTAGTATTTTGTGAATACGGGTTTAAGCGTTGTACGGACATTACACCACAAGACGAAATCTGTGATTTCCGAGACAATAACTGTGACGGCATGGTGGACGAAGGGGTAAGCCGCGCCACGATGCTAGATTTGGTCCTAGTTTGGGACCATAGTGGGTCGATGGTCGGACACCCGTTGTACGGGGAGTGGATTAGAGGGATTAAAGAAGGATTATTGGGGAATCGTCAAGATTTAAGGGTGGCCGTATTGAAAATCACGGATTTGCCTAATGATGGTTCAGTAATAGTACACGCAGATTTCCAAAATCCAGCTATGGCAGTTAAGTCATTTGAAACATTATTGGTGAGTGATTCTGGTGGGAAGGAAGCTAGTATTGACGCGGTGTGTCAAGCCACTACCCTACCTTTAACTTGGCGTCAAAATACCCGTAAGGTATTTATGATGTTTACCGACGAAATCCCTCAAACCTTTAGTGTTCCGGGTAATGACTTAAAGGATTGTGCCAGTAAAGCTACCAATTTTGGCCTAGAAGTCCACATTTGGACTTTATTGGATATGTACCAATTATGGTCCCCGATTCCAGCGAATCCTTTAAATTCATTGAATCCGCTGGAATCAACCAAAGACGCTATCCGTAATAGGGTGTTATCTATTATCGGAAGCGGTTGTTAATAAACTGGTCTAATTTCGGTGTGGTCGTAGTCTATTCTAACGCCAGCAAATGCAATACTACCGACGTTAGTAGCTGGACATTTTACAATTAGTGTCCAATGAGCATCACCTGTTACCGCTACTGGCGCAGGCACAAATGTTGCATTAGACCAACGGTGTCCGTTGCCGGTGGGGTTAGTTATAACAGTACCGGTTACGCAATTGCCGTCGCAAGAATAAGCGGCTACGGTAAAGTCACCGTTAATCATATCTGGCACCAATGATCTTAGTGTGCCAGTAAAAACCGCATCCCTGCTAAATACGGTAAAGGTGGCTGAAACCAAAGAAATATCGGCTGCGCCAAATGCACCGAAATGGGTTATGACAACATCGTCCAAACCATTGACTGCGGCTGCAAGGTAACTGCCCATACCGTTTATGGCGTTAGCTATAGCGGTAGATACTTGGTTCTTGGTATCCGCATTAGCAAATACTACAGCAATATTGCCGCCAGCAACACCGTCCAAAGGTGGATTTTGGTCGAATTCCAATGTATAAGTAGTATTACCGTCAAATAGGGTAATGGTTTCCCCATCGGCTATAGCTGCGCCAGCTTGGCCAGTAATATAACCTACTTTGTCATATCCAGACAAGCCAAGTGAACTGGTAGTGTCGGTGCTGGATTTGTAATTATATTGTAAATCAGTTATTAAAGCATTGTTAGGTATTAATACTTTAGCCATTAGGGTAAATTCAGCTAAAGCATTAGTAACCCAATTGTAACCATCACCGTTGGCATTGACTTGTAAAGTAGGATTTCCAGCTACGGCAACGAATTCGGTAGCCGGAATATGTAATGTACGGTTAACTGCTGGGCTGGACTTCAAATCATATGATTGTCCATCAATATAAACATCCCCGCCAAGGGTTGTATCAACGCCTGTCCCGGCTACTTGTACGCTTGTGTCGTTGGCATTAGTTCCTACTTGGAATAATCCAGCCCCGGTTCCTTGTCTAGATACCCCGGTTCCGATTACGAACCCACCATTATAAACTGGCACTACGGGGTCGGCCGGTACGGTAGCAGCAATGTTTAGCTTGACTGTACCTTGGACCAAGTTGGTTGCTACGCCGCTAGCTGGAATAAATGGTATACCACCCCGGGTTCCTATTTCGGTTCCTATACGCCAAGCCAATATAACTCGTCTACCCGGTATGGTAGAGTCACCCAAATTAGCCAACGTCCCTACTACGGCATTAATTGAAGCGTTGGATTCTCTAACTATATCAACGTATAGGCATTGTCCGTCGTTTACGGTAGTTCCAACCGTATCGTCTGCAATAGTATTATACCAACCAGTTGAATTCTCAAAAGCGATCTTTAAGCCTTCCCATTTCAAAGTAGGGCTAGACCATTCGAAGTTATCGCTTAATATACCTACTGACCCATATAATAATTGTACGTTGTCCCTAGCGACGTTGGAATACCAATATTCTCCACCACGGTTTTCCCAAATGCTAGTGGCCATAGCATTGATCCAATCCTTTAATGAAACAAGGGATTTATCGCCCCCAGCAAAAGGATCTAAAGCACTACTAACGTCATAGGTTTGGGGGTTTTCTTCCCGGTCTGGCCAATCAAAGAATCCAGCGGAATTCGGAGAATCGCCCCCGGGTGCCAACCTAAACATTAAGTTCCGGGTATCTGTAATGCCATCAACGTCATTGGCGGCAGTAGTTACTACTTTGGCTATAGGTAATACATTGGTTGAATCGCTAAACGGTTGTGTTTGAATAATAATACGGTATTTCATCAACCTAGCTTTGGGAACAATCCTACTAAATTCTTCGCCAGTATCGGCATCCATGAATTTAGTTAAATCATTGGTTGTGGAGTCTGTTTTGCGTATTAGATCCAAACCTACATAATTAATGCTGGCAGCAGCAAAACCACCAACAACATTGGTATTGGTAGATGACAATAGTTCGGCTGGGGTAGAGTCATCTATGGTAAAGAACGTACCGGATTCGCTAGCCAAAGGGTGTAATATAATGGCTCCTGCTACGTTTAATACTAAGTTGGTGGCTGGTTTGCCTAAAACACCGGCAGTTGTAATGGTTAAGCCGCTAACGATTTGTGGTGATTGATTAGTTAATACCCTACCGCCTAATATGTCGAAATCGTTGGCTACGCCAGATTCGATTTGACGCAAGTCAGATACTTCTACTCGTTGTTGCCCTAACCAATTTATTTGTCTTTTAATAGCCATTTGTTTGCCTTAATGGGAAAACGCTGTTTCCGATTCATTTATTACACCAAAACCACTAAATTCTATTACCCCAACAGATAGGGTTTGGGAGTCAAAATTCCATTGTTGTCTGCTAACTACACATTTATCTACTTCTAAGATTAAAGTATCGGTAGACCTATCTACAACCACCAAATGAAAGTATTTTTCTTTCAAAATAAGGTGTTCCGGCGCTACTAATCCTTGGCCTTCTGCGCCACCGGAGCCCTTTTTGCGGTATAACCGTATTTGGCCATTAACGTTAATTGGACCGGGTATGATTTCTACAGCGGTATTGTCGTCTATGCTAAAGATTTCGTGCCGATTATAGTTGATGGTAAAACCTAGGGCAGCCACATTATTAAATAAGTGGTTATTTATATATACTTTTATGTCCCCGCCTCTAAGTGTTATAATCCGCATTATTCTTCCTCTTGCCACCTTTGGACTTCTGAATCTATGTCATCCCCTGCCCAAATACGTACTTTGTCCGATAGCTTGGCATCGCCTTTGGCTGGATGACCAGCATTACCCAAACCAGTATCCCCCGGATAAACTATAGTAATGTTGGTGTTAATACCGGCAGCGTGGGATTCTGTGGACAAAGATTCACAATACACCCTAGGCGTTGTATTGGCAGTTAGGTAAAAAGCATTTAAATCAGATGCGTCTGGTGGAGCGTATTTATTAGATTCATACAATAATGTAACGTCTGAACCGGCAGGTACGTCTTGTGTTATAACAAAACTAGGGTCTGTTTGTAGGGTAGTGGCGTCTAATACATTATAATAAGCTAATCCGGCCACTTGTTCGCTGGTGCCAAAATTAAACACTAAATAGCCTTCGTTTGGGAAAGCACTAGTGTCTGCTACTGTGATGGTATCGTAACCAACACCTTGAATTAAAGGATTAGTTAAAGTAGTTGAAATAGAACTTAGGGCTAAACCGTTGGTTGGGTCAAATATGAATGGGCCAGCCAAGTCATCTATTTCGGTGACAATTTTTGTTACCGTAGGGTTTTGTGTTAGGTCTATACTGAATACCGCAGCCCCACCAGTATCTATATCAAATTGATTAGGGGCCAATATAGCATTAACTGGCCATACTTGGTTATTTAAACCATTACTGTTGGGAGCCGGAAAGGCATAGGATTCATAAGCCATTCTGGTTGTCACTAAACACTTTACGGTGTGTCCACTTGCTACAATATCTGTCAAAAATGTATCTACAACAGTAGCTCCACCAGCCGTTAATCCTACGTCTGGTATAACCAATTTTATGTCGTGGGTATTTCTGTCAAATTCATATACGTTGGTTCTGTTATTGGGTATACTGGTTGAATCATATCCGGGGCCATACCAAGGATTTCCGTTAGGGTGTTTAATCAACCCACACGCCCACATTGATTCTGGTAAAGTGCCAGAATTAGCTATACTAGGAGTTAGGGGTGGTACATTTAAAACATGGTATTGTGTGCCTAAACCAGACAAATTACCAACCAAGAATACCTTTTCGCCACTATTGGTATTGATACTTATCATTTTGGCATAAGTAATAGCAGACCCAAATACACCAACAAAGGTTTGTACGGTATTGTTTACTGGATTATAAATAAATACATCCAAATTAACTACTGGGAAAAACCCTAGGGTTGTTCCACCCAAAATCATTATCGTACCGTTGTTTAATTCACACATGGAAAAGGCTTGTAGGTCTTGTGATACTGCGGTAGCCACGTTAGACCACAATCCGGTAGTTATATCGTAGATTTCGGCACTACCAAATCCACCACCCCAACACAATACCTTATTATTATTTAATTTAATAAGTTGATGGTATTGGCGGGCAACGGTCATTGGTCCAGTTGGTATTAATCCACCAGTAGGGCTAACGTCCTTATCAAATATATAACAGCTTTGTGTTCCAACCCCCATACCTGCTGGGTCACCACCAGCTATCAACACCCGTTGATTATCTAAAGCTACTATGGCTGGACCGTATTGTATGGATGCTGGTAACCCTAATGCTGTAGCAGAATAAGTACCGGTGGCATCCCGGGACTCTATGTAATCAGTACCTAAACCGTCTGTTCCCAAAGTCCAAACTGTTCCGTCTGGCATTTGTGTTTGGACGTTGTATTCACTTTCTACTATAGTAGGAGTTTCGTCTGCTATAGACCCGGTATTGGCTGTTTGGTCTGGCATTACATTTTCTAATTGTACGAAATCTCCTGCACTTAAATTATGGTTAGTAGAGGTAGTTAATGCCAAGGGGCTCGATTGGCTACCATTGGTAATAGCCAAAGTTTCCCCTATGTGTAAATAAGCTGCTTCTGATACGTCACGGTTTAATATTTCTGAAACAGCCGGTAATATAATTTCTAGGGTGTTGTCGGTAGTTTGGTAGGCTGTAGCAAATTGGGTATTATTTTGAATAGTGTGGATTATTGGCCTGTAAGCCATGAAATGATCGTCTGCTGCTTGGACTATATTGCCAAAAGCGTATGGTTGTTTTGCGCCAGTTAAACTAGTGAATTCAATCCAATTTAATCCAGTTTTAGTAACCACAAATGAACCACGGTTGTCTGTATTTATTTTAAGTGCCGGTAAGGTTTGCGTGAATTCAGTACCGGTTAGGGTAATGTAATCCCCGGGATGAATCAAATGGAAACTAGGGTCTGCCCCTACCAATACCCAAGTTAGCCTTAAATCGTCCCCACTTGCTTGAGTTATGACGTATTCTGTTCCTACGGTATCGGTAGTTGGTATTAGTTCAGGGAATTGTAATATGTTTTGTACTAGCCCACCTTGGCAGCTTATTTTCCCACCTAGGCCAATTACACCAGAATACACCCTAACTTTGGTGTCGCCCGATTCATTGGTTATGGCTTCTGCGAAATGAGGTAGTTGGCGTTTATTGAAATACCGAGTTATTACGGCTGATAGTTCTTGGGCTGTAGCAGCGGTAATGTCTGTGAAATCATCGGTTTCGAATGGTATTTCATATAAATCATTGTTATGCTTTATTATTAATGTATCACCATTATTTAAATTAAATGGTTCGGGATCGGATTCCATATAGGCGTGAGTCGCGCCCAAACCATATAGTGTTTCTATGATTTGTAGAATAGAACTAATAGTTATTTTATCATTTGATTTAATAGCTAATCGTCTAAATATTTCATCTGGAATACCTACCGATTCTGGTCGATATAACCCTAACTCCGATGCCTTACGGTCTAGATAGGATTCCTTGGCAGTAGCCAAATACTTTTGGTCAAATGCTAATTGAGCAGTTTCGTCTATATAAGCATCACCGGTAGACAAAGCAGCCAATAAGGCATCCCAATTTTTGCCTTTGAATAGTTTGTTTAAGAATTGTCTAATACGGGATTCTGTTGTGGGTGCTTCTAGGCTTAAGCTAGCCTCAAAAACGTCTGGCGTAGTAAAAGCAAATGTGCCGGTAATTACATCACCGTCTGGACAACTTATATTATAGGATTGTATTGCCCAATCTTGGTTGACTTGTAAAGATACCCTAGTGTCAAATGTTAGTTTAACGTGTTTAGGGTAGCCGCGTTCAGTAGTAATAGATTCAATAAATAAGGCGTCTGGCCCTAGTATGACATAATTGTCGCGGTTCAACGCATCGTTTCTATTAGACGCATTGACACAAAAGGGGCTTTTGTTGAACTCTACCCTTATTTGTGAACGGTTGATTACCGTGACTTTGGTGATGGTTAATGCCATATTAATTACCTAGTATGTTAATTGTAATATCTGTGTCAGGGTTCAATACCATTGCTTTTTCGTTGTCTTGTACTGATATAATATCCGTACTGTTGGTCAAAGCTGGGCTTGTAGCAACCACGGATGTTACACCTTGAACAGACCTTGCTGCCGCAATAATGATTGATAAATCTACGTCTTCACCTATTTTGGTAGCATTGATACGGCTAGCTACCGCATTTTGAATCAAAGGTATAGTGTCTGCATCAGTAAAGCCAGTTTTTAAACGTATATCCAATGTTAGCTCAACTGCTCTAATTAATGGCCCATGGATATTAACATTAGTACCAGCAGCTATTACACCCGGATACACTACTGGTGAATTTTGGTCCCCGTAAATGACTTTGTGGGCTTCATTTATTAGGCCGGTATTGTATTTGTAAGCATCCCTGCCAGAATGAACATAATTATCAAATTCTAGCTTATCTAATGCTTGCATATAATAACCATTTAGTTGAGTTATTTTGGACACAAAATCATCTATATTTACTCCACGAACCAATACTGTAGTTTGATCATTGTTGTCGGAATTCAAGTGTAGGTGTTTTACCAAAACCCAAAATTGGCCCAAAGTTCCTTCTTTTGTAATAAAATCATTAGTGTCTGCAATTGCGGTAGCGGCTTTGGTAGTCATTCCACTAACCGTTACAGTTGTAGTAGTCAATCCAGTTGGGGTATCCAATATTGTCCAAGTACCAATATTATTGTCACCCAATACATTTGACATAATGGTTAATGTGTCACCCGGCATCAATGAATCGTAAGACCAGAAAACAATTCTATCCGCACCCGCTAATGTAACAGTTTCTTCTACTGCGTTAGGGTTGTAAATCCAAGCACCACCCAATACGGTAACAATTACTTTGAAAACACCTGTATTGGCGGCAGAAGCGTCGGTAGATTTTATTTCAACCCAACCCGGAGCCAGACCAGCACCTATCGCGCCAAAATAAACGAAAGCATAATCACCCATTTTGGTGACAGTCATTCTACCAGCGGCGGGGCTGTGCGTTTCTACTGCTGTTCTAAATGATCCAGCAACAGACAAGGTAATAGTGTCTCCCGCTGTATTAATAGCCAATTTGGTTGCATTAGTCCAATTTTTTGTTTTGGTATTTAGTTGATTTGTTGCCAATTTAACCATGTGGTCGCTAGTAAAACCGCTTACCGAATCGGAATCGACCGTAAATTGCAATAAGTGTTGGGCAGGAGTTATAGATACGCCAATTAAAGGAGTTGATATATTATTGCCTGAACCACCAGTTACTTCAATGGTTTGACCAGACCCTACACTTAAAGTATTGAATTGTAGTCTTTTATTGGAATCCCCAGCTACTATTTCTGCTGTATTAACTAATCCGCTTACTGCTGAACTATTAAGCCATCTTGCTACAGCATCAGTAGTTACTGGCACCAAACGCATTGTTTCGTTGGCAGTATCGTAGCTTAAACCAGTATTTAATGTAACGGTATCTTTTAATACAATATCTCCACCGAGTTGATATTCTAATACGTAATTGACACCATCATCCAAGCTGGCTTCAAATGTATTGTCGTAACGATATATTTTGTCTATAATACCAGCCCCGACTCCTACTTGGTAGGCATTTAAGTATTGTGGGAAATTGCTATTAATGGTTGAAACAATATTGGCGGTAGTGGTTTGAGCGGTATCTATTGGGAAAAATTGGAAATTAGCCAAATCAACTACTGCTCCGAAATCCGCCGCTACGAATGTTGTAGAAGTATCTGTAACGGTAAATGATAAAGCTGCTGTTGCGGATACTTGGAAATGTCCTTTGTTTCCGCTAACAAAAGTGCTGTTTTCTGGTATATTTACTATATCTAGGACTTGTGGCACCAATAAGTTAGGTGCAGCACTAGAGCCAGACCAAACAGTTGATACTGGACGAGCTATAATATTACCTGCTTCTGAGTAAGTATAAACGTTACCGGCTACGCTAGTAACAATTTTGGGGCCAGTCGGGAAATCTGCTGGGAAACCGCTAGTAGTCAACCAAATGATTGAGCCGGGTACTACATTGGTTGGTAATGGTGCAGCAAATGTAACGGTTACGGTAGAACCTGCCCGTACAATATTTGTGTCTGTTCTGGTTGCATAAGTAAATGTAGCACTACTTACACCAGTTGTTACATCAAACCATGTACCAGCTTCTAATCCTACACCAATTCTGGCGGAACTAGTAGGCAACACTATATTTGTAATAGCCAAACCTGTATCATCAATTTCGTTATTTACACTAAAATCTGTATCTGGTGTAGATGGAGCATCATAACGGACTCTTACGCCTTGGCCTTCTGCGCCATACTTGGGGTAACGATAATAAATACCGTCACCGGCAGGTTTATTTAATAATTGGCGAGCACGCATATAAACAGCGAAATCTGCAAAATCAAAGTCATTGCCAAAAGCATCTTCCAGCAAGTTACCACTATTGTCTTCATCCACTACTGGCATTGGTGAATTGTATGCGCCATTTAGCTTTATATTGCGGTATAGTGGTATATCAAAAGTTGATTGTGGATTATTGTTGACTTGGATTGTAATGGAATCTTCGTCCGTTATGGTCAATGGTTGTACCGAAACTGGCATATCGTCGGTAACACTAAATTGATTACTTAAGCGGATTTCGAATAGTTCAACACTTGCTGCGCCAGCCCCGGTGTCATCATAAGTCAACGTAGTAGCACTAGGTACTGTGTTTACAATAAATGCGTTTTCGGGGAAATTGGCGTCTGCTACTTCTGATCTAACCCAAATAATATCTCCCGGCTTGAATTTGTGCGCTGTTGTGGTTGTTGCTGTTACTACGTTGGCCGCTCTAACCAATCCACCGATATTGACTTGGGATACAAAATTGGTAGACAAATAACGTAATTGTTTACGGGTAGAGGTATCTATTTTTCTAACTTGGCGTTCTATATGGTAATTGTGGCCAAATTTGTTAGCATTCCAAACAGACGCAGCGTGAATTACCGATAAACCAGCAGCAGTAGATGGACCGTCATTGGCTAAACTGGCTAAGTGTTGTATACGGTGGTTTTGGGTTGTACCAGTCAATCGATATACTGACGCATCATTTGAAGTAAAAAATGGCGTATTGGGCCATTCTTTGCCTTGTTGCCAAGCAACTTGAGCTATAGTATTTTGTACCAAGTCTGTATTGGTAATCAACAAATCTGCCCCATCAACGTCATGCCCGATATATAATATACTACCATTAGGGGTATAATCATCAGTAGTCAATCGAATATAATTACCGTGATATACCATGGCGGTAAATCCGGTAGCCATACCGTTGATTTCATCTACTATGTCTTGAATAGGTCTATTGTTTCCAGCTAATAGTCTGATAGGTTGGATTTCTGTGCTAGTACGAATTATTTTGACTCCACCTTCATTTAAGCTAATCCCTACATCAGCCGTAAAGTCTTGGATGGTGTCACCAACCGTAGCGGTAATAACTACTGGTCCAGTTAAAGTAGGTGTATTGATTCTACCGACAATATGGGTTGACAATGCGCTGTCATAAGCTATGATCCAATCCCCGCGTTGTATATCGTCTGTAGATGCGCCACCAGCAAAGCTAAATGTTAGTGTGCCAGCAGCATAAGAAGTAGTAATGGCTCTACTGGTTAAATCAGTAGTTATTTCTCTAGCGTTGCCGTCTACGCTTACCCAAAATGTAGCAGCATTGCTTAATGTAATGGTTTGAGTAGGATGTTCGGCTGATTGAACATAGGCTCTAGTATAAGAACTACCTGCTGAAAGTTCATCGCCACTAACTAATGGATTAACTAATTCTAATTGGCCGGTGTTTCTATTGAACGTATAGTCTGATCCTTTGCCAGTAGCCACCAAGCCTATTTCGTCATTAAATACATTTTCAGCAACAAACGGTGAACCATCATCTACTTCAAATCCAGCATTATCATTTCGTCCTAAATTAGACGTAAATACCAAGTAATCGTTTTCGACACTTACTGTGACACCACTTAGTTTATAATTAAATACTTTACGCCAAGCTTGTAAGTCGTTACCGGCCAAAGCAACTGAAGTATATTGCGTACCAGCATTCACGAAATCTGCGTCATTGATGGTAAATGCGCCAGCCGTACCATCTAATACATAACTAAATCCAATGCCGTCTGCCAAAGAACCCCATTCAGTATTGGGGGTTGTTCTTAGACGAGCTAAACGACCATCTTCGTATAATAGTTCATCGTTTTTGTATAGCAATACATCGTAATTGATTCCAGTAGGGAATCCTAAATACAAATTAGCGTCAGTTGTGCCGGGGTCAACAACTTCAATTTCGTTACCCGATTCGGCTTTGGCAAATATTACAACACGGCTACCATTTGCACTAGTACGGGCATTGAATTTTAAATTAGCATTACCGTTAATGCTAGCTACGATTTCTTCTGCTGTAGCTTGACCAATGTCAACGAATTCGTTAGCACTAAAGGTGTGCTCTGATAATACTTGTCCTACTTCAACTGCTAGAGTACTTGCATCTACTAGTTCATATGGTTCAGCAATATTTGTTTCCACAAATGCTTTAACTACTGGCCTACCACCTACTAATTGAAATATTTGTTCGCCACCTTGGGCAGAAACGGTCAAACGTTCCAAACCAATACCAGCAGTTTGTTCTTCGTAGCCATTACCGTCATCTATATATAAAGTATTAGGGGTTGTTCCTATACCTTGAACAAAGCTGGAACTAGCCACGGTTTTGTGTTCGGTATCACTACTAATACCTAATACCGCTGCTTTCAAGGCACTAACCGTACCTTTGGTACGGGATTGTTTATTTAGTTTAATCCTAGCCCGTAGTTCTTCATCTGATTCTACGTTACGACCATTGGTGATTGGCAAATCATTAGTTACTGTTGCCCCCGTAAATGGACCGGTAGCGAACGTGCTAATAGCTCCTATAGATACATTGCCTATGGTCCCCGGTGCCGTACAAACACATTCGACTTCGGTAGAATTAGTTTCACCATCGTCTATTGTTGTGGATTGTAGGGTGGTAAATTGTATTACACCACCACTATATTTATTACTAGTCGTTACTAAAGTACCGCTAGCAATATTACGGTCCCCACCTTGGCCTAAAGTTACTAATTCACCCGGAGCGTGGTATTTTGATATAGAGCCAGACAAAAATAATGTATTGCCAGCTTTGTTCACCACTACTAGTGGACCTTCATAATTGGCTGTACCTCTACCAATATAAACCTTTAAAAACAGTCCCGGTGGTACAACATTAAAGCCACTAGCGTCTGATACGGTAAAGCTAGTAGCACCAATAGCCGGACTAGGCAAATTAGGGTCTAGTACGGTAGTTACTTTACTAAAGCTGGTGTCCGAAAATCGGACACGCCCTACAGCAGAAACCGCCCCTAATCGGGTTAGGTTTTCAGATTGAGCGATGCGGTCCAAAGCTTCCCCGGTTGCCCGGTCTACTGAATCAGCATCCAATAAGCCGAAAATATCTTGGGTAGCCTTGGTATCGCTAGCTGCCGCAGCTTCCAGAATACTTAATGCCGGTCCACCAATTTTAAGTCCCTTTAGGCCAAGTCTAGCCATAAAGGTGTCAATCATTTCACCTAGAATTTGTTGGTAAGAACGGGGATTAGGTATTGTAGCCATCTATGCAAACCTCGGATATTAGGATATCCGTAAGATATTAGTGGGTAAAAGGGTGTAAAACATGGACATTAAAGAAATAGAACAACTAAAAGAAAAACTCAGTAAAATCCCGCATTTGCCTTTGCGGAAAGGGGTCCAACCCGGTCAAATACTTAATAGCCGTGGTGGTACTGTAGCAAAGATTATGTTAGATGATTGGTCGGGTGTTAGTAAGGAAGAAGCTTCATTAATAGAGGAACTACTAACGGAAGCCCCTACCATTATTGAACGGCTATTGGCCCATATTGAATCTCATACAGTAGTAGAGCTTACAACCCCACCTGTATTTCGACCGGCAAAATCTGACTAATACCAGCCAAAACTACTTCTACCCTGATTTGTAGGGTATTAGAGGTTTTTTTGACTTGTACTTTATTTACGGATTGTATATAGCGTTCCTTGACCAAGGTTTGTTTAATAATAGATTGCATACTAGCTACATCTACTTCTGCCGTAGACGTACCCGGTTCAATACTTAATCCAAATGTAGGGTGTTGTAAGACAGACCCATATACGGTTCCTAATAATATACGAATAGATTGTAATATATTAGTCATACCGTAAGATAAACTAAAGTCACCATCGCTAGTAACAACTAGGTCATTATCTTCGGTCAATAACAAATCAATCCCGCCCATTTGTAATAATGGGTCAAACATATCTACGCCGGGTATGTCTTTAGTGACTGTATCTGGTGGAGCTTGTTCGGTAGATGGTATAAATAATAATTGCTTGCTATTGACGGTTCCCGGTAAATAAAACTTGATTAAGGCGTTGTCGGTAGTCGTAAATGTATCTAAGTCGGCTTCGCCATCTAAAGTAATTAAATAATTATTGGCCGATATTTCTGTAATGGCCAATATATGTCTTAGTTGTTGAACTTGGGTGTCGGATTTAATCCAAATAGTTTGATTTAGGTGCAAATTGGTCTTATCGCTAACATTAATGTAATTGTCGTGGCCATTAACTAATATTTGTCGTTCAAACCCTACTTCGTCTATGTAAGGTGACCTTAACCCATTTAACACTACAATTTCGTGCCATCTATTAGCATTACCCAAATATCTATAGGCCAATTGTTGTAATGTCACACCATAAGGCATTGGAACGGCTATTTTGGCTATAGGCTTCTTAAATGCTACCCCAGCCCTTAAGGCCAATCCCGCTACATAATCCAAAGACTTAGGTGCAGCCACGGGGTTTTCTTGGCTAGCTATAATAGTGTCGTAGGCTGCTAGGGCGTTTTGTAGGGACCACAAATACTTAAAGTCAAAGTCGTTGGCTTCACGGGTTGAAGTCCCATAGTTATTTTTATAAATATTAGCGTAGGTAGTCGGTAATAAACCAACCTTATTGGCGTAGGTATCTAGTTCGGATTTTAGTTGTTGGCGGGCTTGGATAAAGTCTTGTTTGGTCTTTGACAAATTAGCAAATTGTTGTGCAAAAATTGCGCGACGTATTTGTGGCGGCAAATCTATTGATTCTGGATTTATTACACTAAATACACGTTGTCTGGATTGTTCTGATAGTTTATATAATAAATTCTTACTAGCGTCTTGGCTAGCCGCTAACTTTTGGCGGTCTATACGTTCTTGCTCCGCTATAGCCAACCTGTTTTGTTCTGCTCTATTAGCTCGGTCTGCTATGGCTGCATTTTGTTGTTTTAAGGCAGATGCTTGTTCGTTATTGGTTATTGCCAAATAGTTGTTTTTACGGCTTAATGTATTGGCCAAAGAATCTGCCTCTAAGCCGTTTTTCATGGAACCGGTTTCTAGCTTGAAACGATCTTCTGGTGTTATCAAATCTTTTAATTGTTGGCTAAATTGCTTCCAATTTCTAACAATGTGGTTTTCAATAGATTGTTGGGTGTTGTGGTCGAAATCCTCTATGGCATATTTAATTGCATTCATTGACTTAAGTGTGCCAGTAGCCAATCGAATAGCTTGACCGGCTGGACCCAATAAGCTATCTCCCAAAGTATTAATAGTGCCTGCAACAGAATTCAAACTAGCGTTGATTTCTGTGCCAGCCCTAAATATTTCGTTAATGCCATCTTTAGCCGCATTTAGCCTATTTAATACTCTAGCGGCTGTATTTGGGGTATGGATGCTAGGAGAATTAACGTCTGGTGTGCCTGCTTGATCTAATACATTAATTCTACGCCAAGCTTTTAGCTGTAGGGTATAGTGGATTTCATTTGGAGATTGGGCTGATTTCTTCTTGGTTAGTCTAACACCAGAACAAATATAAGCTATTTGCTCTTTCCAAACATACAACACCAACCTTAAATTAGTTGCTGTGCCTTCTTTGCCGTCAATCAATTTACGGTTATTGTATTGTTTGGCCAAAACATAAGATTCTATAAAACGCTCTAAAGCCTGATAATAGAAAAACCCAGTTTGTTTTAATTTAGAGCTAAGTTCGGTGTCATTATAAACATTAGGGTACATTGATACACCGGTATCTGAATTAATACCCTTAAATGCTTGGCTAATGGCGGAACTATTACTTAAAGCTCCACCAGCAATAAATGATGCAGATTCAAATAAGTCAGACCTTTTGGCCTTATCTGGCGTGCCTCTACCCGGGAAAATACCGGTAGTTCCATTTAATGTTATATCCCTAAATGGTGCTCCACCGTGGATTTCTGTTATACTACCGTCAATATTAGTGTAGGTAGTAGTAGGTATAGGCATATCTACTATTAGTTCTTGTGGCGGAAATGGCAAAGTATAAAAAGCAAGGGTTCTTGATACCCCTGATACAACTTCGTGCTCACTAAATTTATTATTAAAGGCATCACCAACCCTAGTTGGATCAACCCCCGGTGCGACTTCCACCACTTTACCTGATTCGGTGGCGGCAAAATCTGAGTCGTCAGTATGGCCAATGATTCCTAACTGAAACGGAAATGAACTACCCCAATTAGGCATTATGACATTAATGTCAGGGTTCCCCCACATTTTTGTGGTAGGAATATCCTGTTCTGCTATTAATTCCGCATACGTGGCTCCTGTAAGCGGAGTAGTTCCTTTGGGTGCTTGTGCCATTATGTTACCTAAGATTTCTATTATTCAGTTTTATTCTTTAAAGATAAATACGTTGGACCAGCAGTTTCAAAGGCGTCTATTGCTATACCCATGGCTGCTAAATTACCAGCTATTGTACCTAATATTCCAGCTATAACACCAAATGCGGGATAAGAGGTTGGAGGCAATCCTGCGGCTGGCGCTGTCAAAGCAGTAACCGCACCAGCCAAGCCACCAACTAATCCTACTAATACTTTAAGTTGGGCTGATAGTTGAGTGTGCATGGTGGTTTCTTGGGCTCGGTAGGTATTACTTAGGATTAGGGGGTGGGTAGCTTTTGACCCACCCAATAATACTCCACCACTAGTTTCGGTTTTGAATATTTGAGAACCATGGTCTACTTTAATTAGATTATCCGATTTGTCACTTAATACAATACTGCCATCTTCGGCTAATTTAATAAAACTGCCTCCATTGCTGGATTCTGTTTTGTCTTGGTTGTCCGTAGCACCACCAAATGTTAATATAAGTTCGCCTTCATTATTAATTTCGAACTTAGCCCCATTGAACTTTAATTTAAATTTGTGTTCGGATTCGTCTTTTTCCGTACTAACACTATTGGGGACTCCACCAATTATATAAGCCGATAGTCTGCTGTCATTAACACATAACACCAATACTTTACTACCAGTAGGATCCGTGTTGGCCTTTTCGCTTGACACCCTAGGGGTCCAACGCATTGTGTCGGATATTCCCCCAAACATATCCATTACTTTTACGTGGTGTAATATTACTTCGCCAAACCCTTGCCCTACGTTGGTGTCTATTTTAACGTCATATTCCCAAAATTGTTTTGATTGATTTTTGTCGTCGTCTGGCGGATATGCTTTTGTGATTACGCCTACTCTTAGGGAATTATCGCTTAATTGCTCTTGAAACAAACTACCACCGCTGGTAGAGTGTAAAATCATATGTGGTATGAAATCATACATGGTTTAGCCTTCGGTATTTATTACACCATATGTGGTGTGTTTGTTTTCAAATAGGTCTTTGTTGATAGAAATCCCATTACTTAAACCCAATACGGTATTGAATTGTTTTTGTCCATTAGGTGATATATAACCACGGTGTATTACCCGTTCTATATGGTAAACCGTGCCATCATATTCTAGGTTGTCGCCTTCACAAATAGGCTTGGCAATCCCATTACAAAGGATTTCGCCTGTTTTTCTTAGGTGTTGCGAAAACAATATGTCAGCCATTATTTTATTCCAAGTTCGTACTTCACCAGCATATTTATCATTAGCTGTAACGGCAATACCAACTTGAGCTTCAAACATACGCAACCCCGACCTTACGACTTCTGCCTCGTTGTAGGCTGGACCGGATATAACTTGGGCGTACTGTGCTTGGGCTACGGGGTCTTTGGCTGCCGACAACGGTGTCACCATGCACCAGTTCACCTTAGATTGTTCGGATTTGCCAATAGTGCTGGAAATAACCATGTTGGGGCTAAGTAACCATCTAGGCAATTCCAAAAATTTAGTAGTAGCACCTAGAAACTTAAATGTGAAATCCCCGGTATTGGCATATTTAAGGTATAATTCTTTTTTAAGTTGTAGGGTTTTGTCTGAATCAGTATTGATTGGACTTTTGTCACCGGCTTGGGAACTAATTATGTTTAACCAATCTTTAAAGGGGTTGTTATTTAAATTAAAAAGGGAATTGGCTAGGTTTACACCATTTAGGGGGCCAAAATCGCCATTCAATTCTTTGAATTCGGTATTAGGGGTGATTTCTATTTGTTCTTGGATTTTACCTATAGTAAATGGGATTTGTCTGGTTACTATAGTAGGGCGGATATAGCCTGCTAAATCTGGTTTTAGACAAGTATATATTTCATTAATGGGTTTGTTTAAATAAGTATCTAATATAGCCCAAACAGATTTACCGTTGAAATCTACTGGCATAGGTGTTAAAGAACCAGTAATAGGTTGTTGGGCTAGATAATGATTACCTACAGTAGTTTTACCCAACAACACCGGCCACATTTTAATGGCTTCTGGATGGGCTTTTGTATTGAGATCGGAATCTAATTGATCCCCGAAAGATTGTAATCCTACAATATGCTGTAATAGGTCTATGTAAGTTGGTACATCGCCCGCAGCTTCAACTATTGTATCTTGGCTCCCTCTAGTCAACAACAATACTTGCCAAGGCACACCCATAATAGTATTGGGGTTTAATATTAAATTGGATTGTTTACGTTCTGCGCCAGTAGCAGTAATGGCTTTAGTATTGGCTGGATCTTTATAGGCGTCGTCTGGCCCCATGCCTAGACAAATATTCAACATGGCTATAATGGCTTTTTGACTATTAACAGAACCATTTAGCAAGAACTTATTGAAATCACCGCTAAATTTATGTAGTAATAGTGGGGCATCTTCGAAATTCAACCCAACCCGTTCATTATAATAAATAGTGTTATCGAGTTCGGTAAAACCATTAGCCGTAATAGTTACTACAGTTTGTAATACTCCGTTGGGTTGTCTAGTTTGGTTTTCAGACACCGTTTGGACTTTACCCATGAATTTTAAGCCAGATTCATAAGTATTAATGCCAAAGCCATTCATTACGTTAGTAATGGTTTGGATATAATCAGATTTATTATCGAATACATTAAAGAATATCCAATCATTAGGATATATGGCATCCATGTAGTTCTTATTTTTAATTAATTGGATAGTCATACCCGACGTATGGTTTTGTTTGGAGCTAGAACACTCAAACGACATTACCGTAGTTAGCAAAATAGGGTCGTTGGTTTTTAAAGCCTTTTCCCTAGCGTTCTCTATTGACTGTCCCCGGTCCCTGTCGTATAGTTCACGGTACTTGAACGGTATGACAGTCGCAAACCAATAAGGACTGGTTTGGTGGGAATCTTTGCTATTTGCGTGTACTGGTATTGTGGCTGGCATGGTCCCTCGCGGGGTTGACAAGTGGCGTGGCGCGTGGTACGCTGGGATCACACTTGCTGAGAGAAAGATTCATATGCCGGACACCAAAACGTTATTAAAGAAATATGGTTTAGCCAAACCTAGGTCTGGTTGGAGTCCACCTAGAGGGTGGTATAACCTATTGGATTCATTGATTAATTCGTTAATTGAAGCCGGTTGGGATAAAAACCTGTTACAATGTAAAGAAAAGTTTGGTGGACTCCGATTTTATGTTGGTCCAACTACCCCGGAAATCCATACGATAATAGCTAAATACGAACAACGTAGTTATGATATTTGTAGTTGGTGTGGTACAGAATGTCGTAGGCAAGTAGGCTTCAATGTAATATGTCAAGAATGTGAAATCAATTGTAACGATGTTTTGCTAGCAGAAGAAGCCTGTATTATAACACAACTGGAAGTTAACCGATTGGTTAAATCCAAACATTTACCCTCAACCCATTACCAAAACCCTTACATTTAAAATACCCATGAACGACCCCGTAGAATATTTGACTAATCTATTAAAGAAAGCCCTTAATTCAACTAAAACCCACGGTTGGGATTGTGCTCTAGCGGGTAAAGCTAGCGACGATCTTAGTTGGTGTACCTGTTGGATTAAAGACGCCAAAGCCGTATTAGGTGAATCAGTACCACCACCTAGTAAGTATTTGCAAAAAGAATCCAATGGTAAACCCATGGAAAATCAAGCGTGTGGTTATTGCCGCCACCCCGCTAAAGACCACGCACAACTCGTTAATTTGTGTTGTAAGGTTAATTGCGATTGCGAAAAGTTTTCATATTAAATCATGCTAAATCTAACCTATAAAGACTTAGTTGAGTTTTTGTCTTATTTGAGAGTCCGGGTTGATTCTAATCCGGGTGATTTCCAAATCTTAGGCTTGCAGGGGTGTGTGCCTATACACACCAACCAAATCGAGCCTAAAGCCAATGTACCCAATATATATAACGACTCTATTATATATATAGGTAAAACACCCGACAACCAGCCATATGCCGAAGCTTATTTAGGCACCGTTGACCCGGGTAACGCTTACCTAGATCAACCCGGTGGCCAAGCACATTTGACATTTGGCCAACATTTATATGTTACGGGTTCACATATGGGTTACCCTGCTCTAAGGGGTTTGAATGGCCACAACCGGATTTGGCGAGACTTAGATAAAGACCATGTGATTAGTGAACTCGATTATGTTTCGGAAGGTCAATTCGGGGTTAACGTCCATGCGGGCGGTAATGGACCTAACATAAATAATTGGTCTGCTGGTTGTATTAATATATGTGGCGGTTGGAATTCGCCGCAATATTTGCGTATGTTGGCTTTGGCAGACCAACACCTATTAAAGCGTTCCAATATTGGTGTGACGGTTTGGTCTTATAAAGATTTTGAAGCCTTTATGTTGAAACCTTGGCTGGTTAAGCCAACCTTACGGTTTGGTATGTTAAATCCATGGGTCGGTGAATTACAAGGATTATTGACTGCCAAGGGTTATTTTAAAGGCAGTATTGATTCTGATTTCCAAGGCAAAACTGGTGCGGCTGTTAGAGAATTTCAAAAAACCAAAGGCTTAGTTGTAGACGGCATCGTTGGTTCTAAAACTTGGGGCTTATTAACATGAATCCTAAACAATTAGATAAAACACTAAGTTTGCATCAAAAGTGGCTAAATAATGAACCCGATGGGGTTATGGCTAACCTAGTAGGGGCTAACCTAGTAGGGGCTAACCTAGTAGGGGCTAACCTAAAAGGGGCTGACTTAAGAAGGGCTAACCTATATAATGCCTACCTAGTTAGGGCTAACCTAAAAGGGGCTAACCTTGAAGGGGCTAACCTTGAAGGGGCTAACCTTGAAGGGGCTAACCTTGAAGGGGCTAACCTTGAAGGGGCTAATCTTGAAGGGGCTAACCTAGCAAATACTAACCTAGCAGGGGCTAACCTAGTAAGGGTTAACCTAATATCGGCTGACCTAGAAGGGGCTGACCTAAGATGGGCTAACCTAGAAGGGGCTAGACTAGTAGACGCTAACCTTAAAGGGGCTAGGCTAGTAGACGCTAACCTTAAGGGGGCTAACCTAGCTAACGCTAACCTATTTAGGGCTCACCTAGAAGGGGTTGATCTGCAACAGGCTAACCTTGAAAACGCTAACCTTGAAGGGGCTAACTTATATGGGGCTAACCTAAAAGGGGCTAACCTAAAAGGGGCTTACCTAATAAAATCTAACCTAGCAAGGGCTCACCTAGCATTAGCTAAACTAGTAGGGGCCAACCTTGAAAATGCTAACCTAGAAGGGGCTAACCTAGAAGGGGCTAAACTAGATCAAGCCAAGTTACCGGATTATCAAATCCCACAAAACAAAAAGCTAATAGTTTATAAGAAAGTATGTTACGATATCGTACTTAAATTAGAAATCCCGGCAAAAGCCAAAAGAACTGCTAGCTTAATAGGTAATAAGTGTAGGGCAGAATATGCCAAAGTAATGGCTTGGAAAAAAGTTGGTGATAAAAAATGGCATAAAACTAATAAGAAAAACGAGGAGTTCATTAGCAAACATAAACTAAGCTTCGAATATAAAATAGGCGAAATTGCTAAACCGGATTCTTACGACAACGACCCTAGGGTAGAATGCACTAATGGTATTCATTTCTTTATGAAATACAAGGACGCAAAGGCTTACTAAAATGGTTAATAATAAAACAATTACTTTAAAATTTTTGGGTGGCTCCACCGTAGTAGAACTCAACGACTGCGACTTGACTCTGACCGGGCCTAGTGCTACCATGCATCGTAGGTTTGCTACTGACGTTGGTGCGGAGTTGTTCTACAATAAACTGGACTCCAATGTTGATGAATCTACGTTGGAATTCTTTGGTTTCGTAATCACAAATGACCCTTAAAGAATTAGTAGCCCTAAAAGGGCCCGTAATAGACCAAGTATGGGAATGTATTGGACCAATGGATTATTTAGCGGAATTCAATGGTTGTGGGGCCGTATTTGAAGTAGACCCACAAACCAAGGATTGTCCGGTGTGTAAACATGGTGAACTATTTAAATACAAATTACTAAACCCTAACCCAAATTCACTATGAACGCCTTATTCGTGAACACCACGTTGCATTTGGATTCCTTGGCAGAACATCAACTAGATTGCTTGGTATTTGCTTTACCCAAAGCTGAAATCCAACCAGCCAATGCTGTTCCAGCAATGCCAGATTTAGGCACTACTTTGGGGCAATCTATCCGTACATTCCTATATGAACACCCTGAAATAACTGGCTGGGCTATTTTAGATGTAACTCATACTGATTACTTTGATTTCCGTCAACGGATAGTACAATTACCCAAAAATGGCTTATTTACCAGTAAAACCGCTAAAGCCATCAAAAGGACTTTTAGGATTCCAAATGACTAAAACAAAATTAAAGCAAATACTAAGTTTGCATAAAAAGTGGCTAAATGGTGATTCCGATGGGGTTAGAGCTAACCTAGAAGGGGCTAACCTAGAAGGGGCTAACCTAGTATGTGCTAACCTAAAAGGGGCTAACCTAGAAGGGGCTAACCTAGAAGGGGCTAACCTAGTAGGGGCTAACCTTGAAAGGGCTAACCTAGCATGGGCTAACCTAGAAAACGCTAACTTAGAATCAGCTAATCTTGAATGGGCTAACCTTGAAGGGGCTAACCTAAAAGGGGCTAACCTTGAATGTGCTAACCTAGTAGGGGCTAACCTAGATCAAGCCAAGTTACCAGATTACCAGATCCCACAAGACAAAGTATTATTAGGATACAAGAAAGTATGTTACGATATCGTACTTAAATTAGAAATCCCGGCAAAAGCCGAAAGAACGGCTAGTCTAGTAGGTAATAAATGTAGGGCAGAATATGCCAAAGTAATTGCTTGGAAAAGGGTTGGTGATAAGAAGTGGCATAAAACTAATAAGGCTAAAGTAGAATTCATTAGCCAACATAATACAAGCTTCCGATATAAATTAGGCAAAATCGCCAAACCAGATTCTTATGACAACGATCCTAGCTTAGAATGTACCCAAGGCATACACTTTTTTATGAAATACAAAGACGCAGAGGCTTACTAAAATGACTAAAAAGAAAATCACCACCAAATCCAATAATAGACGGCGCGGCTCAAACCTGATTATTAAAATAAAGGCTTTACAAGATGTAGCTAAAGTATCGCTACAACACGAATCGGACGGGGTTAATGTAACCCTACACCACCTACAACGGTCTTTAGACAAACTACAATCTACCATAGCCCATAATGATTTCGCTGAAATACCAGACCTAAAACAATTGGAATTAAATATATTGGATTATTTGACAGATATTTCAGTTTACATCAACCAATATAATTCCGCCGTCGAACAACTACAAACCTTAGATACCCTCAAATGTCCCTAACTTCTACAAACGATAATGTCCCGGGTTCAGCTAAAGTAATCGAACTATGGCGCTGTTCTAATTGTTATAAATGTTGGCCCACTTATGGCCAAGCCGAGTTTTGTAGCTGTAAACGCATTGAACCTACTAGGGTTTGGCGTTGTCGGGACTGTAATACCGGGTTTGGTTTTTATGATTCAGCCTCCGAATGTAAGTGCTCCACCCTAAATAAAACTTAATTCAAATGCTTTACCAAACAAACCCTCCTAACCCTAAAGCTGGTATCCCCCCTAGCTTTCTCGCCATAACTAACTATTACCGCTATATCCAGTCCATGTTGGCTGTCAATACCAACGATGCCACCCTAGCCGCTAGACTCGCTTTCGATAATGCTCAATCCCTTCGCCTAGCTGCTAAAGACCTTACTCCTAGCGAACTTACCCTTTTGCAAATTTGGGAATCTTTTTATTCTTCCAAACTCTACCCTAAACCATGATTAATTATTTAATAGGCGACGCTACTAATCCCCCTACCCCTAGCGTAATATTACACATTTGTAATAATATCGGCGCGTGGGGGGCCGGTTTTACTCACGCCCTAGACCAAATTGATTCCGGCCCCCGCCTCGCTTTCTTGGAACTCACTAAACAACACCACCGATACAAAGACCAATTATTAGGCCAAATCCAATTAACCCCCTTCGGCCCACACTTTGTTGCTAATATGATTGCTCAATCCGGTGTAAGATCCAAATATAATCCCACCCCTATCCGCTATGACGCCTTGGCCGATTGCTTACAAAAGGTTTCTACTAGCGTGCCTCTAACTAAAACTATCGTCGGCCCTAGGTTCGGGGCCGGTTTGGCTGGGGGCGATTGGTCGGTTATTAGTAAGTTAATTAACCAATACTTACCTAAACATACCATTAATATTTATGATTTGCCATGACCCCCCCACTACTACGCCTAGCTAAACAATTCCGTTACCGCGCTACCCGCAATTGTCACAAATCTTATTACACAAATCACCCTAACTTGCGCGGCGCTTGCGGCGTAGTGTCTACTGCTTTTTATCTCAAATACCATAACCTTTACCCCACACTCACTATCCACGAAGGCGAGTTTGCTAACGCCGGTTACCACGTTTGGCTTAAACATGGCTCTAATATCCTCGACTTGACTGCCACACAATACCGTGGTATCGTACTCCCTAGACGGACGCCGCCCATACTCTACCTTAAACCCCTACACCCTTGGTGGGATTGTTATTGCCCTACACTCACCAATACCATGACTAAAGATGTTCTGGATTATTGGTCCGATGCCGACCCTTACTTTATGGATGCTTTATTATAAATACCCAAAAATTTTTCCAAAAATTTTTTTGGGTTTTACCACCCCCTAGTTATTTGACATTTTTTATAAACACCCCCGGCATAGTACCCCCTACTATACCCCCCCACCCATGTAGTCGGTTGTCCTACATTATCCTACATTATTTATGTGTTGGCAAATGTTGGCCTAGTGTGTGTCTATAAACGCCGCCGGTTCGTTTGGCACAATCC